AGAAGAACAGATCGAAAGTCTAAAAAAACGTCAGACTCTGTGGCTGGCTAAACAGCGAGATGACTGCGACAAATTGCGGCAGGCCATCGCGGCTCTGGAGCACATCGACATTGACGCAGAGATACAGGCACATCGAGATCTTGATGCCTATCATGCTCGCAAGAAAACCATCGACGAGCATAATCGATACATCCGGCAGATCGATGCCGAGCAGGCCAAGATTGCCAAGGAACAAGACAAGATCAAAAGAGAACTAGCAGCCTTGGATGATCATCAGTGCTATGCTTGTGGCCAGAACATACACGATGCCAAGCAGGACGAGATACGAAAAAACAAACAGGCTGCCTTGCAAGAGATCGCGTTGCAATATCTTACCAACGACACACAGCGGACAGAGCATGTGAACGAATTAGATGATCTCGGCGAACTAGGCACAGCACCTACAGTGTTCTATGACGATTTAGAACAGGCCCTAGGCCACAAGAACAGTGTGGATGGCCTACGCCGGGATCTCGAACACAGGTCCGCCGAAACTGACACCTACGGTGAACAGATCACTGACATGCAAGGTCAAGCTCTGCAGACTGTGAGTTACGATGAGTTAAACGAACTCACCAGGCTGCAGGAACATCAGGACTTTTTGCTGAAGTTGCTGACCAACAAAGATTCGTTTATCCGCAAGAAAATCATTGAACAGAATCTCAGCTATCTCAATAATCGGCTCACACACTATTTGGATCGCATCGGCCTGCCGCATCAGGTCATATTCCAAAACGACTTAACTGTGGAAATCACGGAACTGGGACGAGATCTTGATTTTGACAATCTCAGCCGCGGTGAACGCAATCGATTGATCTTGAGTATGAGTTGGGCCTTCCGCGATGTATGGGAAAGTCTGTATCATCCCATCAATGTGCTGTTCATCGACGAATTAGTGGATTCCGGCATGGACACACAAGGTGTGGAAAACAGCCTGGCCCTGCTGAAGAAGATGAGCCGTGAACGCCAGAAATCGATCTGGTTGGTATCACACCGAGACGAACTGGCAGGACGTGTTGAAAACATCCTGCGGGTGATCAAAGAAAATGGTTTTACCAGCTACAACACTGATATCGATGTCTCCTGACAGATTCGCCTATCATACCGTGGATGAGTACCAGATAGAGGTCACCTCTTACTGCAATGCTGCTTGCCCGCAGTGTCCTCGAAACATCAACGGAGGGGATATCAATCCTCACATGCCCTTGATGCATCTGCCTCGCGAAGTGATAGATCGTGTGTTCCCTCAATCGCTGTGCCAAGATCTGCGTCAGATATTTTTCTGTGGCAGCTACGGCGATCCCATCATGCATCCGGAATTCCTGGATGTGCTCAAGGACTTCCGCAGCAAAAATCCCTCGCTGTGGCTGTATTTCCATACCAATGGCGGTGTGCATGAGCCGGAGTATTGGATACAGATCGCACATATCTTAGGACCCCACGGGCAGATAGATTTTGGTATTGATGGCCTTGAAGATACCCTGCAATGGTACCGACGCAATGTGTCCTACGACAAGGTCATACGCAATGCCCGAGCTTTTATCGACGCTGGCGGCCGTGCCCAGTGGAACTACATAGTGTTCAAACACAACGAGCATCAGGTCGAGCAGGCCCGTGAGATCGCCGAAAATCTACGATTCCATAGATTCCGTGCCAGGAAAACTGGGAGATTTTTCCATCATGGCACCGAGCAGGCTCTGGATTCTTGGCCCGTGCATAATCGCCGCAACAAAAAACCGGTGTTCTGGTTGGAACCTCCCGACAATCCTTTCTGGAACAACAGCAGCGTGCAAAAATTGCCCAATCTCAAGCACAATCCCCAGGGAGATCTGGATCAATATTTCAAAACCACTCCCATCAGCTGCGATGCTCTCCTGGGTCGCAAGGTAGTGATCACGGCCGAAGGATTGGTTCTTCCTTGCAATTTTTTCACGCACAATCTCTATGATGCAAGATTCCACGAAGACGTGTTGCCCGGTGCCAATGCACGGCACATGACCTCCACGGGCAATCAGGTTAGAGAATTTCTAGAAAGCTATGGGCTGGATTCACTAAATATACACAATCACGATTTACAACAAATTTTTGACAATCCCATGTGGTCGGATTTGATACAGTCCTGGACCGGTCCGGAAAGACTGTTTGAATGTGCCATGACCTGCGGAGAAAAATTTCGCAAGGTTTGGGATCAATGACTCTACCTGCAAAGGAAATCAGATGAAAAAATACATGATCACCGGAGGAAATCGCGGACTTGGACTGGCACTTTGCCAGAGATTTTCTGGAGATAGCTTCAGTCGCAGCAATGGATACGATATCACGAAGGACTACGACAAAATCGCTGAGGCCAGCCTTGAATATGATGTGTTCATCAACAATGCGTTCGATGGCCCTTTCCATGAACCCTGGGCCAATTTTGGCCAGACCCGGGTACTACACGCTGTTGCCACGGCCTGGGCCAAGCACGACAAGTGTGGAACGATTATAAACATCGGTAGCACTGGTGCCAATCGCATCATGGCACCGATGCCAGACTTTGAAACCTATAGAGTATCCAAGGGCACGTTAAAAACACACAGTCTGCAATGGTCTAGAGCATTCAAAGAAAACAAAGTGCCGTTCAAAACCAGCCTGCTGACCCTGGATCGTCTCAACACAGTGGCCACCCGCAGTCGTTCTAACTGGACTGGCAATGGTCTCAGTCTGCAAGAAATTGGCAATTACGTGGAATTGATAGTATGGGCACAGGGCAATACCTGCATTGAAGAAATTGTAACCTGGGTAAACTTTGATTACAAAGAGCATGAATGATCGGGAGGTTCTTAGTGCCAAGCATGCCAGGTACCACTGATCAATCCATAGATATATTAATCTGCGGTCTTCCAGCAGGTGTATTGCAACGAGCACCTGCAGCACCGGCCTTGCTTAAAGGTTGTGTGCAGCAAGCAGGGTATACAGCAGCCACGCGAGACTTGGCACTGGATCTCTATATCAATCAGTGTGGTCGAAATCTTTCTAGTTTTTCTCAAATCAACTGTCTGTTTGAACCTATGACACAATTTGATTCATCCCATGCTTTGATACAGGCCTGGATCAATGACTGTGCGACCATGATAGATTCTTACCAACCTCGATGTCTTGGTCTAAGTGTTTTTTCGCACTTCCAACACCGAGCCACTGTGCTGATTTGCAATATGGTTAGGCAGCGATTTCCAGAAATTAAAATCATACTGGGGGGCATGGGGCTGGATGCTGGCATAGAATACAGCATGTTAAACTTTGACAACATCGCCAAAATCGATCTCATGAACAAATTCCACATGTATATTAGCCGACACGGGTTGGCAGACAAATTGATTTTTGGTGTCAATGGAGAATCTGATCTGGTCACAGCCTTGGACGAAATCTTTTCTCGACATCGTGGCAATACAGCCGTGATGGAACCAAAATCTGATTTTGACGACTACCAATTCAAAGAATATCTCTGGCACAACGAACCTCTCATGACCATAACCAGTAGCAAGGGCTGCGTGAGAGCTTGCACCTTCTGCAACATACCTTCACAGTTTGGCCGATTCAGCCGTCGGCAGGGAGCGGCCGTGGCCGAAGAGATGATCTCATTGAGAGAACGCTATGGAGTAAGGAAGTTTGAATTCACTGATAGCCTGGTAAATGGCAGTCAAAAAGACTTTCTCGAGATGATCACAAGATTGGCACAGTACAACAACGGGTTGCCTGATCAAGAAAAAATCATCTGGTTTGGTCAATACATCTGCAGACCGCAGTCGCAGATCAAGAAAAGTACCTATGAACTCATGAAACAATCTGGAGCCAGCACACTATTGATTGGTATAGAAAGTGCCAGCAACACTGTATTGGATCACATGGATAAACAGATAACCATCCAAGATGTCGAAGCCGAACTCGAACAGCTAGAACGTCACCGTATCACCTGTACCTTGTTGGTCATGCTGGGCTATGTCAACGAAACCCGGGAAGACTTTTTCAAAACCATGGAATTCCTCCTACGATGCCATCGTTATCTGGCAGCTGGCATAGCCAATGTCAGCATCAACCCCACACTGTTTATCAACCCCGGCACACCATTATATGAGCAGGCTGAAAAATTTGGTATCACGCTGGATCCTTTCAGCCGAGGATTTTGGACCATCGAAAGCAACCCTGAAAACACTTTTCTTGAACGCATGCAGAGGAAGTTGTTGGCCCATAATCTTTTAGATCTCATGGGCAATCAATCTTCTCTAGGCTCAGAATTTTATTGGCCCATGCTACTTGAACAGATCAAAAACTATGAACAACGACTCATTGATCCAACTGCCCGACCACCTGTGGTCGTATCTGACTTCCCGCACGATTGATTTCCGTGTGCACCTTCGGGCCAAATCAGCACGGTCTGTTTGGCCTCTAGTGGAAATCTCAGTCAATCATGCTGTGATCTATAGAGATCTAGCAGTGGACGATACCACGATCAGCAAACAACTGGACATAGATGACGATTTCGTCTTGCGTATTTCTCTTATTGACAAACCAGACGACGGCACTGTGATTGATGACCAAGGACGGATCATCGAGAACCAAGAGATTGAAATCATCTCTATCGTTGTCAACAATGTTGACCTTGTGTCAACGGGACTGATTTATCGAGGAATCGGCAGCTATGTCATGAATCTCACTGCCTACAAAAAGCAGCAGCTGGAAAAATATGGTCAGATCATGGATCAATCTAACAATCTCACCATGGCCGAAAATGGCACATGGACGATACGATTGAAGCAGCCTGTGTTTACTTGTCTGGCTCGGCTGTGGCACCAATCCGAACCCGTGAAAAAAATGGTACAGGACAGTACGCAGATACGCAAAGAGATGGCAGAAAAGATCCTGGATTGCCTGCGATTACAGTCAGACCTCGAGGAAAATATATCTCAACACACAGGATTATCATAACTAACAATCAATGTCATGGCTTTACGAATCAAAAGAAATCACAGAAATACCCGAAGAATACTCCGGTTTTGTGTATTTGATCACAAACAACTTGACCGGACGGCGATACATTGGCAAAAAACTTAGTAAATTTTCCAAGACAACTTATAAAACAGTCAAGCTCAAAAACGGCAAGAAGAAACGCAAGAAAATACGCGGCAAGATAGAATCAGATTGGCAGACCTACTATGGATCCAGCCCGGAACTCAGTCGTGATGTCGAACAACTAGGCCCAGAAAATTTCACCCGCGAAATACTTTATTATTGTAGAAGCAAAGCAGAATGTAGTTATATTGAGGCTCGAGAACAATTCGCTCGCAGGGTACTTGAATCAGACGAATACTACAATGGTCACATACAGGTTCGGGTACATGGCTCACACATCAAAGGCAAACTAGGCTCAAACGGCTAGCACCGGCCAAAATCGGGTGCCCTAGACCTGGAACTTGATTCACAGGGATGGAAGCCTCGTCGAGCCAGCGAGCACTCAACCACTACCCGCAAGGATGACAACGTCTCTAAGACCTGACGTTTGGTTGTTGGAAAAGAATTTCAAGGCAAAAGGAGGGGGGAGAAACCCCAGACATCTTTGCTGTGATAGCGTACAGTTTAGATGTTGCCGTTGTGATAAGACGGAACGAGTAGGTACCGGACAACCGCCTACGCGATTGATTATAAACAATTATAGTCAGTCATAGTTTTAACGCTGTGTGACTGTTGTACTCGGATGATGCCGCAGTTTTTCTTGGCCCGATTCTGGGTCAAGTGTGACCGAAATATCTGGATGATACTGAATACTCGCTTCACTCGTAAAATAAAATATTCATGAGCGACAGCGAAATGAATAGAACCGCTATAGCGGTTCTCCTGACATAAAATAACATATGGATATCAACAAAGATACCTTTTGTTCAGCACCGTGGTTCGCACTACGCAATGACAACGACGGCAGATACAAACCTTGTTGTCAGATCGTGCTGGAGAAAACCAAATATGAGGGCAAATATGCCTATGACTTTACCACGGATTCAGTGGAAGACTATCTGAATTCAGGCTATGTCAAATATCTAAGGCAGCAGTTAACCCAGGGCAATCGTGTGTCAGAATGTGAACGTTGCTGGAAAAAAGAACGGCACGGACTCAGAAGCCTTAGACATATTATAAACAATACCATAGTCGGACCTGATCGACAAGACCTGGGCTGGATGCAGATATATTTCAATCGCAAGCAAGACTATGGCAATGATCGTTTGGTCAGTGCTGACATCAAGCTGTCTAATCTTTGCAATTTTAGCTGTGCTATGTGTAATCCTTTGGACAGCAGCAAGATCTATGCCATATGGTCCGCCAACCAGCAACATCCTTTGGTCCAGCAAACATTGGATCAAAAGCCTGATTTGCTGAAACAGTGCAAAAAAGTCTTTATGACTCGCAGGTATCTAGCCCTCCTTGAAAACATGCTAGATCGTGGCATCAGATTCCTCAAGATACTGGGGGGAGAACCTTTGATCGATCACAATCTCCTGGATTTTCTTGTACAGGTTCCAATTGCACAGGCCAAACGCATACATCTTATGTTTGTGACCAATGGCAGCGTTGATCTAGCATCGGTACGACATAGATTATCTTTTTTCAAAAGTGTGTCTTTTACGCTGAGTCTCGAAGGTGTAGGAGGCACGCAGGATTATGTCAGGAGAGGCAGCGACTGGGACTTCATCCAACACAACGTAGAAAAATATCTGGGTTATTTTGACAGTCAGAGTCTGATGATAACGCATACTCTGCAAGCGTTGACAGTGCTGGGATTGGCCGATCTGATCTCCTGGTGCCAGCAGAAAAATCTAGCTCTGATGTTTGGCATCTTGGATGGACCTGATTATCTGTCTCTACAAGCGGTTCCTGAATCAATAAAAGTTCTGGCCCTAGATCAACTTCGAGCCATGGATCTTAGCTGTTCTAATTCCATCGTGAATCCTAGCGAAGCCTATTTTACTCCTAGAGATCTGATCTCGGTCATTGAAGAGTCGGTGTATGATCCAGAAAAATTCCAGCAGATACGAGAGTTTATTGCATGGTACGATCCGTCGGCACAGTACAAAAAGATCCTGCCACAATGGATAGATCATCTAGAAACTGTCAGGCCAATCTCGGAACAGTGCGTGTTGGATATCGCCGGCGACAAACTGATTGAATGATCGATGTTTGCTTTCTAGTTCACCTTCCAGTGGTGCCACACGACGGAATGCCGCGTCCATCTGTGCCATGTCCTGGAACTCCATGATGATCATCCATTCTGGCATGTCTGCTATGCTCCGGAAACCCATCTTGCAGCGGGTGATGCGATAGGATTCCAGCTTGCCTTCGGATTTCAAATGATCAAAGAAACTCTTCATTCCCGTGACCCATTCGAGATCGGTGATGTCGCCCTCTTTATTTGCCCAGATAGTGTACAAGTCCATTATGTGATGGCTCCTAAGATTTCAAATCCTTCTATCTCTTTTTTGTAGAGATGTGCCTGCTCGAGATAGAGATAGCGGAATCCTCGAGCACGATAAATGGCACATTCTGTTTTCATGGTTTCTATGCCCAGTCTCAGTTGGGGTTCATGATAGGTCCAGGCGAACTGATCGCACAGGGCATTGTGATCATCAAATCTACGGATCAGGCTAAAGGCCACTAGATTGCCGCCTGCGTAGTAGCCTACGACATCAGCCATGGGGTCACGGAATCTCGACGGAAACATGGGCATAACTGATGCAAATCGCTTGTGAGCACAGTAGGCACGATAGATGTCCTGGCACTTGGCGATCATGTAATCGCTCTTGCTGAGATAGTTCCAGGTCACAGATTCGGTGTATTGGGTCCGGGCCAGATCTATGCGTGCAAACTCATAGGTCATGATCTGGGATCCTCTCGTCCTTCAAACAAGATCTGGAGATAGTCCTCGGGCCAGCCTTGATAGTAGCCTTTTTCCGCTACCATACGAGCATGGGCATTGAGTTTGGCCAAGGGCTGCACGAAGGCTATGGCCCAGGTACCTTGATTCATGGTCACGCCCTGAACCACCTCAGGTGACTCAGGATGATCAGCCAAGGCCAAAAGATCTCGGGCCCGCAGGAATGCCCGGTTCACTGCTGTGATCTGCTGATTGAATTCGTCGGGTTCAAATTCTGCAGGATCGTAGACCATGGCCACCACATCCAGTTCGCCGATGTCGATGCGGC